CTACATTTTAGCTCTTCTCCATCTGTTGCATCGCCATTTCTTCTTACTATATCTATAATTTTAGAATTAGTACCTAATGTTAATGTCCTTACACTATCGTTCAATGTCTGTAAAGAAGCAAATAATGGTAACATATCAGGATTAGATTTCTCTATCATAGATATAATCCATTGCACACCATTTGCTAAGAACTTTGATACCTCAGTATTCTTGCCTGTTGTGCTACCTGCGTAATATCCTATTTCATCTATAAATGCCATTATGCATTCTGCCCTAATCTTGCTCTTGCAGCTTTTTCTTTATTTGACATAGGTGGTTTACTCTTGGTCTTTCTATCTATTTTCTTTGCCTGAGAAACTAATTTACCTCTTGACATTCTCATTCTCTGGGCCATAGCCTTTATAATAGCATGATTATTTCTTTTCATTGCTACCATAACTACTTTTGCTACTGCTGAAGTCATTTCTTCTTACCCTTCTTGGATTTTGGCCTTGACTTTAGGTTTTGTTGACGACGACTATTGTCATTAACCTCTTCTTTGCCCGACTGCCAAGGGCCACCAATATCATTACTAGTAACTATTTTCATGCGAACCTTTCAGTAAAGGGGGCATATTTTGCAATAGCCCCCCTTACAACTTAATGAATTAAGCGAACTTTAACAAGCAGTGAGTTTCAGGTAAAGATATCTCAAGACCAGCTTCGGTCAAGATTTGATCTTTCCGTCCATCAACATTGTTGTTCTGTACATTAGTGATAATATGTGTATCACGGGACACACCATTAGCAGCTAATGGACGATACGCTACATTCTTTAGGTCAACCATCATAGCATAGTCTTCCCACATACCCCTAAACAAAGGTTGCTCGACTAAATGTAAATCACCGTAAAGAGTATTTACTCGTGTTACATTATGTCCGAATGAACCCTTGACATTCTGGATATCTACGGAATAACCATTTGAACCACCACTAGTTGTAGCAGTGTGTCCAAGTGCCATTGTGTTGCCTAAGAAAGAGCTTCCGCCAAGTTTGTTAAAGTAACTCAAGACTTTGCGTGAAGCAAGGACTAGCTTATTGCCACTGTTGCCTGACTCAGGTGAGAAGACATCTTCCATTGCATCAATAAAGTCATCATAAGACGATGAAGCATAAGTAAAAGTCTTAATTTTACCATTTGCCTCTGTATAGGGTACAATACCCCATGACCGTCTTACTGGCCCTGTTGATGTGGAATCGTCTGAACCTATGCCAAATAACATTGCATGTTCTAAATCCATCTTGTGTTCCATTAACTTCTCTTGCCATACTCGCTTGTACTCATTAGATACACCACGATAGCGGGTAGCTAATGAAGTTCCACTAAATAAAGAGATTGCCGTTTTAAAAATCTGCACATATCCTTCTCTATCATAGAACTCGTCTTTCCATCCTTCAGGATCAATTGACCCCTCAGCCCATGCTGAACCTATAACCTGACATTTAGCATCCGCACGATGAATTAATTTAGAAGCCGAAGCTTCAGTAATTTCACCACTAACAGATGATGTAGGTTTATAGACAACCTTTATAAAAGTCAAGTCAATCTCAGCATAAGCAGCATTGCCTAAGTCTGGATCAGCATTAACCTTATAATAAGCCATTGCAGCAGTTTCTGAACCAACACCAGCATCACTGCCGTT